ACAAAACGCTGGCCGTTCCCGTGATCTGTACCGAGCCTACGGCGCCAGTAGCCGCAACGCCCGTAACATTGACGTCCGTGCCTGCCGTGACGGTGACCGAGCCGACGTCGCCCGTACCCGAAACACCGGTGACCGTGACATTGGCAGTGCCTGTGACGGCTGCCGTGCCGATCGCACCTGTGGCCTGGACGCCCGTGACGTTGACGTTGGCCTCGGCGGTAACGGTGACCGAGCCCACGGAGGCCGTGGCCTGGAGCCCGGTGACCGGGACGTTTGCCTCGCCGCTGATCGTAACGGTGCCAACCGCCCCAGTGGCCGAAACGCCCGTCAGACTGACGTTGGCATCGCCTGTGACTTGAACCGACCCAACGGAACCCGTTGCTGCCAGGCCTGTGACGGAGACATCGGCCCCGGCAGTGACCGTGACAGTGCCGACCGCCCCAGTGGCCGAAACGCCCGTAACGCTAACGCTTGCGTTAGCGGTAATAGTGACCGAGCCAACCGCGCCCGTCCCCGTAGGCAGCGCCGCGAGGCTCTCACCCCAAGGGTCTTCGCCCCAGCCTACGCCAGAAGCATTCCACCCTTGGAAAGCAACGACTGCATCGGCCACTTCCGACTCAAATTACGCGATGCGGATGATTGCGCTAGTCGAATCAGCCGTCGGGAAGATGATCGTGAACGTGCCGTTGGTCGAGGTCTTTGCGCCACCAAAGTCAAGGATACATACCGACGGATCGCCCGCCGCCGTATCGTTGTAGATCATCGCGCCATAGGCCGTGATCGTCGCACTGGTGAACGAAAGGTCCGCGAAGTCCGTAAACGCCGTCGTGCCCGAGCTCGTCGGGGTTACGTTTGTAAGCGTACCGCCGCCAGCCGAGTACGTGCCGGAGTTTGCCACCTCATTGGTCGCCGTATACGCCGTGGTCGCAGCCGTAAAGGACGCGCTGTTGTCGTACAGGGCCAGCTTGAAGGTGTTTCCGGTGCTCGCCGTGAAGTTGTGCACCGCCTTCATCAGCTCCACCTTGAAGCTGGTGCACATGTAATTGCCTGAAAATGCCATTTCTACTCTCCTAACAAGTGAACCAGCTCTGGATGCCCCGCTTCACGAAGCCGATTGGCAATCGTGGCACGGTCTTGCTCGACCGCCTCCCTCAAATAGAAGGCGACCACGTGGGTAACACGGTCCTTAAAGGCCCGCGCCTGCGCCTGGACAGCCGGATGCGACTGATCCCCGACGAAAATAATCTTGTCCGACGCCCGTTGGGCGAGTTCCTCGATGCCCCAACCTCGATTTTGGGTCGTGGCGACCGAAACTCCGCCCGTTATAACAGGCATTTCAACAGTAATCATGGGCCAGGTGACTCCGATTTGAGCGGCAGGCGGATCATACCATCGCGGTACTCGTCGCGGCGGCGGCGTCCCTGCTGCTCGATGCCGAGGCCCTGGATCGCTTGCTTGTACGAGTTCGTAAAGTACTGAAGCATGTTATCCGGGCCCTTGGTGTAGCTATAGGCCTGGATCAAACAGGCATAAAGCAGGGCTTCCGGGGCGTTATTGCTGATCCAAGTCGTCGTATTGGTCGAAGAAAGCTGCGCCGGACGGTAGATATAGCCCAATTCGACCGTAAAGTTCGCATTCGGAGTCGGTGCGATGTAGAACGTGTTCTGATCCCACACCGAATAGTACTTTGGTACGCTCGTTGAAGCCCCGTTCGGCCAGTATTCCTTCATAAACGACGTGTCACGGAAGTCCAGGAAGATTTGATCATTCCCAGACGTGATCATCATGTACCGATGGGTCAAAATATCGCTCGGAGCGGTCAAAAACTTGTTGCCGCTCGTCATATTGCCGCTCACCTCGAGCTTGAACACGTCAAGATCGATCTCGCGAAGGATTTGATTCTCCGCCATGGTGATAAACGTATTGATCACCGAGTTAGTGAACACATTGGAGTTCACTTCGGTGTAGTTACGAATATTGGTGACCAGTTCGTCGTATGTCATGACGTGCTTACCGTGACTCCACCAACAACACCCTGCGCAATCAACGCCTGGCCGACGATGTACGGGCGCATATCGTTCGTGTTGCGCGCTGTACCAAAGCTTTGGAACGCCGTAAACCCAGGCGCACCGACGAACACAGAGACCGGCTCGATACGATCGGGACGCGGGTCACGCAGCGCGATAGCATCGCCGCGATAACGGAGCGGCTCCAGTTGCGGTTCCTTTGGCTCATAGTCGTCCGGGCATACCATGTAGCCCTGCCACTGTTTGCGCAGGACATTGTAGGGGTATCGCTGTCCACAAAAGTCGCAAAGACCGTAGGAGAACTTGCCAGTGGCGTATGCCATGTCAAACCCCCATATCGGGTACAAACTGCACGCTGGCAGTGTCCCGATCCTCCGAGGCCGCGCGGTTGAAGTCCTCTTCGTAGAGTGCCTTCAGAGCCTGCGCGCGCTCGGGCGCGTACTTGAGCGAGAGCTGAAAGGCCAGACCAGACACCAAACACGGCAAGAAACGGAAGTTTACGTCCGTGGTGTTGGTGTAGATGCCAGCATCCTGGATCCGGCGGATGCGGTAGTAGACAAACGTATACGTCTGATCCGCAGCCGGGTAGAAGTAGACCTTCGGCGTGTTGGTGCGCTCGACGTAAAACTGCGCCGGTCGCGCTTCTGAGGTCTTATCCGGGACGTTGAGGTAGTCTTCTCGGCTAATCCGCTCGATGTAGACATCCGAATTCACGCCCTGGCTGTTCTGGCGGATGATCGCCTCGAGCACGTTGACCGTATCCGTGGCAAGCGTGATCTCTTTGGTGCCCTGAGTCAGCGTATACGTCGCTTGCTCAATGGTCCAAAGATTTAGCCCACGGTTCGCCCAGTCCAAAAAGACGAGATTGAGCGAACGGCGGGCCGACGAGAGCTGATAGCCCGCCGTCGGCCGCATGCCGCAACGCTCAAACGCCTCCTCGATGATGTCATCGATGGAAAGGTTGAAGTCGGTTGTGCCCGAAGTAGCCATTTATTAGCCGCAAGACGCTCCGCCGTAGCGCATCTTCTTGACCTTTTTCTTGGCCATGCCGCCCTTTTTGTAGCCACGGCTCATCATGTCGCCGCCCATCATGCCCATGGCCATTTCTTTGTGCTGGTTAATAGCACCGCCCTTCGACGCCATGACGACTTTGCCCGTCTTCATGCTCGGCTCAGAGACCATCTTGTTTCGCGGACCACTGCCCACGGCGCCGCCACCACGGACGGCTGCGCCCATTCCACGACCTGCCATGTTAGTACCCTCGCATCGCGCGACCGCGCGCGTCTTTGCCGCCCTTCTTCATGGCACGGCCGCTCTTGTCGGCCATACCGCCCTTCTTCATCTTACCCATGCCGTCAGCGGCAAAGGCAGGGACTCGTTTGCCCTTCTTCATGACCATTTTCATCTTGCCAGCCATTGTCAGTTCCTCGAGCCTCGCAGCTCATCAAGTTTCAGTTCGAGACGATTGAACCGTTGGTCGACATGTGCGACGAACTTTTCGATCCTATCGTCAACTTCCTTGCGAGTAATGTGTTCCCTCGCAACCTCTTCACGGGTTCTGTTCAACAAAATGCTCAAACGAGCCAATTCGTCAAACTTGCCCTTCAACATAAACCCCATTACTGCCACGATCGCAGACAGCACAATGTTCCAAATCATGATTTCCATGAACTAACACTTCCACCTTCTGCGTGCTTGACGTATGCGACTGTTGGGATCTCTAGCCGCTTCGGGGTACATCTTCATCTGCCCAGCCGAACGCGCGCAAAACGACTTTCGTCGCTTCGCGCGCGCGGGACCGGGACTAGACTCAGTAACGGCGGTTTGGAGCTTGCTGCCAGGATTGGCGCGACGGTATGCCGCCACGCCCTTTTTGGTCATGCCAGCACCCTGTTTGGTTGGACGGAAGTTGCCGCTTTTGACAGAGGTAGCGATACCCATGCCCTTGCGGACCGCTCCGCCTCCCCGAAGGGCAATGCCCATCGGACCGCGTCTCATTAGGCCGGTGCTCCGCCCACGTACAACACGGTGACGCTGAGAACCTCGGCAGAAGACAACGTGGCATGCACGCCGTCGGTCGCCAAGATGCCATCGTCCGGGATGATGATGTCGTATGCGCCGGCAGCCGGAGGCGTCCGCACTTCCATCACCGTCGTTCCACCAGACCCGCCCGTTTTTAGGGTGATTAAAGCCGCCGTTCCAGTGCAGGTGTAGTAAATGCCTTGGATACGGGTGCGGCCATTGACCATGTCGCCTGTGGCAACCACGGTTTTGGCCTTGACGTCACTTGCGAAGCTCATTGCGAGCCTCCTATTAGGCTACTTTGACGACAACCACCCGGAACGAACCCGAAGCCGGGTCGATCGGAGAAGCCGTGACGTTGGCAGCGCGCACCTTAACGGTGTCCGCAGCCGAAACGTAACCCGTCACAACAAGACCAGACGCGATCGTGGCAGGAACGCCAACCATCACCGCATCGCCAACCGCAGCACCCGTTACGGTGATACCAGACGAGTCAGAGGTCGTATT